TCTTCTTGTTGCCATAATTGGACTCCATTTCTGTTAATGTATTTCACTATACGTGTTACCGTACTGTACGTCAATACCAAGGTCAACATTTAATTTGAGTTCTTGGTTAACTTTTTCAATAGCCCAGTTAAGTGTTGCAGTATGATCACTCTCATCACCTATCTTAACTTGGTTAATTGACTCGTCGTGAAACTGCCCAAGTATATTGGGACGTTTCGTCATGTAGTATGCCACCCACTTGTCAAAGCAGTAAGCACCTGTTGATTGGTTAAGGGTAGAGAATACATCCTTCTCATACCTAAGACTATGCCAGAACTTACTGACTGGGTTCTGTACCCACATCTCGTTGTTGATTGTACGAACTAGTTGAGACTCAGAGAAAGCCTTGACTGACCAATTACGATCCCAATATGCAGATAACAAAGCAGCTGCTTCATACACTGGCATACCTGTAGTACGTGATAACTTAGGCGCACCAACACCATAGGTAGCAGAGTAGTTTACCACCTTGTAGTTCTTACGTAAGGACTTGAGTGAAGTCTTACCTGAGTTGTGATCATCAATTTGTTTTTGAGTCACAGCACCTGCATGTTTAGCAAGGTCAAGGTGAGGATCAAATCCTTCCTTAGACATCTCTTCAACATAATCTGGGTCGTAAGGTTTCATGTAGTGACGCTTAGTCGTATCCTCAAGGGATGTCATATCAGCACCACACAAGACATAACCATCATCAGCTATCAAGCAACCACGTATCTCCTTACCCCAAGGCTTATCAACACCTGGTAGATTTACTAATGGCTTTCTATGCTTGAAGCGTAAAGTATTAGTAAGACCTGCAATACCTGCCTTAACATACCCATCACGTTCACACTCAACAAATGCTTGAAAGATAGACAGTCTGTGTTGAATAACAGTAAGACCATCAAGCACAGATACAGAGTTGTTAGTCAGTCTGTGTTGAATAACAGTAAGACCATCAAGCACAGATACAGAGTTGTTAGTCTTTGCAAGTAACTTAACTGAGTCAGTAAGCTCACCATCCTTACGTACTTGAGGGATAGTTCTCTCACTACCATCATCTTCTTTGACATACTTATGAGTACAAGGATTCCAACCTAAAGAGTACAACCAATCTTTAACTTGGTCGGACGAATTAGGATTGGGTTCTTCCCAACCTTTAACGACAGAGACAGGCTCATCGTGGTGGTTAGGTAGTCCATGCTCTGACAGAAGATCAAACCACTTCTGACCATGAGAAGAAGGTGTACCATCTTTCTTAAAGCATACCTTTGGCTTACGTTTGATTGTCATTATCTTACGTTTAGGCATAACAGTCTTAAGTTCTGCCACCCTTGATTCTTGTTGTTCAATCAAGGTTGTAATACTAGACTCAGCTAAAGACTTATCAAGCTTCCAACCTGTACGTTCAGCTATAGATGCACAACGCATCTTGAACTCTAAGTACCTAAAGAACTTATCAAGTAATACATTGTCGTTATAGATAAACTTAAATCGTTTGACTAAGTTATTCCATAATGCCCAGTTGATACGTACATCTTCTGAACAACGATAGGCATACTCTTCTTGAGTAAGATTTTGCCAATCATCTATTACAGGTTTAGGTATACCAAAGTCTTCACCAAAGCTATCAAGTCCATGCTTTGCTCTGTTGTAATTGAGAACCCAAGACATAGGTAAGGTGTCAAACAGTCTAGCCTTTATCCTAATACCAAGTAGCTTCTCAAGTAAGGGTATATCATAGCCAATTATATTGTGACCAATCAATCCTTTCTGAGATAACAATAGCTCACGCATATCATCATACTTGAATAAGGTTGTAGGGCTTGAACCATCAGCGGTATAAGATAGACAATGTATTCTAGTAGCATCTTCCAAAAGGTTATCAGCTTCTACATCAAATACTATCATGCCGCAATGTCACTCCTATTATATGGTGCATCTTCAGATAAGATCGTAGTGTCTGGATCATAATATACTGAACCTGCATTACCTAACTTAGCAAATGGTCTGTTCTTGTCAACAATAAAGGTTGTGGTATTTTGTAGCACCTCATCTTCAGTCTCAACATCACGTTCAATCTTAATACAAATGATTGCTTCTTCTTCTAGTGAAGCCGCATACTTTGTACGTCCATCATCATTCACCTGTGATATAAAGATCACACCAATGTTTAACTCCTTGGCTAACTGTGCGGCTCGTGAACCTAACGTAGTAAGTACACTTGTAGCACCATCAACACCTGAGCTAGACAGATAAGCAAGACGTTGAACATGGTCAATGAATATAAACCCTGCACCATACACAGTAGCCGCAAGACGTATGTAGTCTAACAGCTTGAGTGGATCATCATGCGACATCATCTCAAAGATAATAGTACGTTCACCTTTCGTCATCTCTTTAGCGGCGGTGATAACTTCTTGTTCAGACACATTGTTTTCTTTAGCATCATCTTTAGTCCTCTTCCATGTGTAGTAAAGCAACACGGCTTTCTTCATCACGTAGTAGTCCTGTCTCGAAGTAACGTATAACCTCTGTCTTACCAGTACCTCTTGGTGCTTTGATGAATGTGATACCACCTTTAACCATACCTCTGATCTTATCGTCAAGACCTGTATGACCTGTAGGTACATATTCATATGGGTTCTCATTAAGAATAGCATCTTCTACATCTTGATCAGAACAGAAGAAGTTCTCTGGTGAATAACGTTGAGGCTTACGTGCCGCCCACATTAAATCATCACCATCACCTGACTGTAAGAAATCATTAGCATCTTTGTGTTTAGACATTGGTACATACCAGAACTTATCAGGGAAGGCGGCGTACAACTTATCTGCAGCTCTACGTCCTGCATCATCAAGTATCTGCAGCTCTACGTCCTGCATCATCAAGCTCACCTGCATAGATAATCTCTTTGAATGAAGACAAGTATGTGTGATTGTGCTTGATAAACTTCTCACTGATAGATGCACTAGGTAGTGACTTAACTGGAAATGTCTTACCTAGTATTTGGTATAGACTTGCCGCATCAAACTCACCTTCAGTAAGGTATATACGTTTACTTGAGCCTGAGTTAAACTCTGGGCCAAGTAAGGTATATACGTTTACTTGAGCCTGAGTTAAACTCTGGGCCAAACAAATGATTCATACCCATACCTCTGTCTTTAGTCCACGTCTTAGACTTGTCTGACACTAGCCTGTACTTGACTGTGTGTGGGTACTTGTACGCATACCTGACTGCTTCACCTTTATCACCAGTCTGTAATTGTATTCCAAAAAGCTCACAGACATCAGGGTCAATAGACCTGATACCATTGTAAGTTCCACCCGTTACGGGTATTTCCATAGGCTTTCTCCTTTCCTTGAGAGGGTACTCCTGCTTGACCCAATCATATGTTTGTGACATATCCTTAGATGGATATGATCTACTACAAGAATGACATTGACCATAGCCATCATCATTCCAATTAAACGCATCGCTTGAACCGCAATCTGTATACGGACAAGCTAAGTGTGGGTTATCTCCTGTCGCCATTAATTATATCCCTTATCATCTCATATATAAACATGATTGAAACAAAAGGCCAGACAATAGCTAGCTTATATGTACCTTTATTATCATCATTCATTGATTCAAACATACCTATGACTAGCATCATACCTAGTAGGTACATGATGACAGGTGGCCAAAGATATAGTGTCATGCATCTTCCCCTTGCAATACGTAACGTACATAACGTTGACCTGTAACAGGGTGCTTCTTCTTGACACTAAGTATATCGTGACCTCTCTCACGTAGTTCTTGTATACGTTTACTAAGACTACTAACATGATATTCAATCATAGCTTCACGTACTGTGATACCCTTTGTATTTTTTAAATGATTGATTATTAATTGATGTTGTGATTTCTTCATCGTTTTTCCTTTCCGATAAGTTCTAGTTTAAATAGGCCTTCAGTCTGCCTCATGGAAGACCACAAGTCAAGTAATTGTTTATAGGATATTTCAATCACTTGATGTGTGTCTATTTCTTCTACGTATTGTCTCAAGAAAACAACACCATTGTTCTCAAGATACATTTCAATATCATCAAAGTTATTCTGTTCATCCATACTAGTAACGACAGAATAATCTTTTTCAAATTCAACTGTAAACATTTCTCAATGCCTCCCATGATACTGGAAATAGTTCAGACATCTTAGTGTCAATCTGTTTAGCTACAATACGTGTTTCAAACTGTGTGTCTTTACTACATCTTAGGTTACACATATCTGCAAAGGCATCGAGACTACCACTCCAATACCACTCAGTCATTGTACTTTGAGGTAGTACCATACGTGCTTGCTCTTCGCATACACCAGATTTAAGGAGATGTTTATACAGGGATGTAACGTAGTCTAATGTAGTACTGATATGTATATCACTTATAATAGTACTCTCACTACTACCTTGTTTTTTATCTAGTACTCCAGCTCTCCATGTTGTAGGTTCAAAGTACTTAGGTTCTGTTGATACATACCTACGGCTGATCTCATTCCAACGTAGGAACTTATGCTTAACTAGCTGACGTGCAACAAACACTGGTGCTACTACATGGAAGGTAGCAAACGCATGACCGAATGGTGACATGTGCTTATGTTTAGCAAGGAAACGTATTAGTTTAGCATCTTTATCGTCGTCAAATGTATCATGGTTTTTACCATAGCTAACTCTTGCCGCATTGACTATAGATAAATCACTACCCATGTGGTCAATGTAAATTGATTTTATTGATTGCATATTGATTTCCTTTCTTTAACCCAAAGTCTCTTAAGACTCTTGTGTCTACCACCTTTAGCACCAGTTGACTGCCTGTTTCTTTGAGCTGTCCACTGATCACCTTCCTTATAGGTTCTCATGTTGAATACCTCACGCATTCTTTCATTCTCAGCTTTACACACTGACATGTGGGCTAGCCTTAGTCTATCTTGAACATCCATTATTCATTCTCCTTTTGGTTGGTTCTCTGCTGTTCATGTATTTCACTATGACAATTATGACACACCAATATACACTTTCTTATTTCTTCTTTTATAGATTTCCTTGAGTTCTGTAACATCCTACTTACTATATGTTTCTTATCACGTATATGATGAAAGCAAAGGGCATCTAAAGATTTCTTGTAACCACATATAGAACAACCATAAAGCCTTTTTAATCTCCTAATAAAATTTCTATTAGCTATTGAAGTTTTTCTTTTATGTTCAGCTTTAGTTTGTTTTTGTTTTTCTATATTCTCTTTAACAATCCATTGTTCTAATGGTTTTGATTTATAATTAGTATTAGTATTTATATTGTAATAATAAGATACAAACATAGCACCATCTTCCCTAATATCACCATGTTTTAAAGGTAGGTTTAAGTATTCTCTTTCTTCCATAGTGATATGTTTTCTTACACTCAACTCTTACTTCTCCTACTTAATGCAGACTTTGCCGCTTTTAAATTGTGTTTAACATATGGGTTAAGACTTGCCACATTCTTATGCCCTGTAACAGACATGATTGCAAGGTGGTCTATCTCACTATCAATCATCTGGTTGATGGCTGTCTTTCTAAGATCACCCACACGTAGCTCAGGAGGTAGTCCTGACAGCCTCTTAATCTCCCTAACTAGTACACCTGCAGAGCCCCATCTGAAGGCCTCTGAAAGGGTACTACGTATTCTTGGAAGTCCCAGTCATTCTTCTGTTGTATTAACATAGAAGTTAAAGGTTCTTCTAATGGTAGCTCAACTGTAGCACCACGTTTACTTTGACGTATCTTTACCATGTTGATATCAAAATGTATGTTGTCCCATTTAAGAGTGTAAATATCAATAGGTCTTTGCGCCCACTCATAAGCCATCAGTACACAAAGGCCTATGTTTCTAAACTTAAAATCTGAGAAGGCTACATCACAGAACTTCTCAACCTGTTCATTAGTCCATGTGGTTGAACGTGTTTCATTCATGAGTTCTCTTATTAACATGAGTTACAGGGTTGTTGTTAACAATGCCTAATGAACGACAGTAATTCATGATCATAGATAGAGACCTACTGTACTCATTAGCTGTGTTGGTACTTACAACTTCTTCCCATGTATCATAGGCTTCGGTACATACTGGAGTTGTAACTCTATCAATTCTAAAACTACCAAACTCTTTACCATATATTTCTGTACGACAGATACACTTGAGATTGTGGGTATAGTTATCTTGGGTATTGGGCGACAAAGAATTAAAGTGTTTGGTTTTAAAGTAGTAACCTACTATTTGATTTAGGTTTGATAACCTACCTATATCACCTGCTACTAACTCACCTTTACGAAAGGCATCTATCTTATCTAATAGCTTTGGTATCTCTACCCTTGCAGTCCTACCATCTCTAAATGTTTGAGACTTAACTATACCTGCTGACACTACGTCTTGAGGTGGTCTAAATACCCAAGACGTACTGCCGTTCTTACGACTAGTCTTAGTTGTATACTTCATATCTTTCCTTACTTTAAGTATTATTATTAATTAATAATAGATATTAATAGTAAACTTAAAGTAACCTTAAGTATACTTTAAGTACTATAAAATACATATTAATTAGAATTAATCAACCCTCTGTGACGACGTGTCACATGTAACGAGTAGCTACATAGTCATTGACGAAGTAGTCAGGTGAGATGTTACACTCTCTCATGATCTCTTCAGCAGTATAACCATAGGTAGCAAGCATATCAGCAATCCTATCAGGGTAATCTAACACTAGGTTGACAAGTTCTTCTGTAGCATCAGGGTTGTGAGAGTAATAGTAGTCATCATTGAGTGCATACTTAGTGTAGATACACTCTTGTACTGTAGGGTCACGATCAATGACAATCTTTGTCCAGTCAGCTTGCAATAGACTACTGAGTAACAACTCTGCATAAGACATATCTTGTGTCTCTTTAGCTGTATGTTGATTGTAGTAACCCACACTGATGTTAGTACACTCAGGTACTACATGAGCATACTCATTGCTGTCTGTGTAAGAACCACCATCATCGGCTACTAGCTGTGGCATACTGAGTGCAGTAGCAAAGGACTGTGCAAACTTGTTAGATGCAGTACGCATACCCATCTGGTGTGTGATAACAGACTTAGTGCCATACCTATCGAAAGATATAACAGCATCAGTATAATCTAACCAAGGTGGATTGTCATAGACTAGTGCCTTACTACCCTGACAACCAATCTCTTCAGCTGCATGGACTACGTCTCTTCAGCTGCATGGACTACGTATGTACCCTCTACACCTGCATCAATCATCTTGAGTATAAGCCATATGCCTGTGGTACAGTCAGCACCTAGACAGCTTGATACCTTGGGGTCAGCTACAGATATTATGTTGTTAGATACAACAACTTTCTGCATACCTTCAGCCTTGTGTACTGTGTCGTGGTGTGCTGTGAAGCATAGACGTGGCTTAACACCAACTTGGCATATGTAATTACCATACTCATCAGGCTTACCAAACACAGGTTCGAGATACTCAAGACAGAATTCTTTCTGTGTCTTAGCACCTTCAGGTCGCATGTACTGCAACATATCTACTAGATTATTTTTCATTATTGTTTTCCTTTTCATAAGACTTCATGTATATACCGAAGTCATTTCTTTTATATTTATATTCATCTGAAGAACTATTGTGATCATCTATCTCATCTTTAGATACAGTCTCATCTTCAATAGTACTAACCATCTGATCATTGTGGTACACTTCTCCATCCCAATCAGAACAGAAGTATTGTTCTTCAAACAATGGGGGAGATATAAATGAACCATCAGACTCTACATATATTACCTCATCAGAATCCCAGTACTCACCCTCAC